ACTCTATTCAAGAAATGTCATTCGCTGTTACTGTTACAGACGAATGGATGAACTCTATGATTGCTGGTGATCCAGAAAAGAGAGGTATTTGGGCGCAGGTGCTGAAAAAGCGTTCAGAAAGCGGATATCCTTATATCTTCTTTACAGACAATGCAAACAACAATGCCCCAGAAGTATACAAAGATAAAAACAAAAAGATTTATGCTTCAAATCTTTGTGCAGAAATTTCCCTTTCATCAAGTGCTGATGAATCCTTCGTTTGTTGTTTATCTTCTTTGAATTTGATTCATTGGGACGAAATCAAACAAACTGACGCAATTGAAACACTGACGCATTTCTTGGATGCTGTCATGGAAGAATATATCCAAAAGACAAAAGACATTCCCTTCATGGAAAGCTCTCACAACTTTGCCAAGAGACAACGCGCTATTGGTGTTGGTGTTCTTGGTTGGCATTCTTTCTTGCAGAGCAAGATGATTGCATTTGAGAGCATGGAAGCAAAAATGCTGAACGGAGAAATCTTTCAAACAATGAAAGAGCGAACATACAAAGCAAGCGAGCAACTCGCCAAAAGTTTGGGAGAACCAGAGTTACTCAAGGGCTATGGACGCAGAAACACAACCACAATGGCAATCGCCCCAACAACCAGCAGTTCTTTCATCTTGGGTCAAGTATCTCCTTCAATCGAACCGCTTAACAGCAATTACTTTGTTAAGAATTTGGCAAAAGGAAAATTCACTTACAGAAATCCATACTTGGCAGATTTGCTTGAAAAATATGAAAAGAACACTCCTGAAGTTTGGAAGTCTATCTTGGTTAAAGGTGGCTCTGTGCAACACCTAGAATTCCTTACAGACGAAGAAAAAGATGTATTCAAAACATTTGGCGAAATCTCTCAAAAAGAGATTGTGATTCAAGCAGCCCAACGTCAGAAATACATTGATCAAGGGCAATCTTTGAATCTTATGATTCCACCCAAAACCTCTCCAAAGGAAATTAATTCTCTTTTAATTTTCGGTTGGGAGCAAGGAGTTAAAAGCTTTTATTATCAACGAAGCGCAAATCCAAGCCAAGAGCTTGCAAGGTCTATTTTGACCTGCTCCTCTTGTGAGGGATAATTGACTTGACAAGAAATATAATACTTGTTAATATAGGTCAAGTTGAGTAAAAAGCCAAAAAAAATCAATAAAAAAGAGATTCTTTTTCGTCTTGTAGATGTTCCCCCAACAGGGCGTAGGAATTTCTACGCAAGAGAAATGAAGTTTTTAAACGATCTTTGTGATCGTTATTCTCTTGAGTTTATGAATGTGGTCAGCTTTAATAAGAAGTTTGACTCACTAACTTATTTGGTTAGCCCGAAATTAAAGAAAACTTTAGATCAAAAGTTTAGAGCTTTTAATTTTTTACTGGACAAGAGTAGATATCCAGAGTATGATATAGGAGAAAAGGCAGGAAAAGATTCCGTAGTCAAAAAGAAGAAAACACTAAAAGATTTTTTAAATGAGTAAAATAGAAGAAACAAACAAGATGCTTGAAAACTTCCTCAAGGCAAACAAGGAAGATCATTATAATTTCGAAGAAGAGATTGATTATAAAGTATCAAGCGGCTCTTTACAGCTTGATCTACAACTAGGAGGCGGTTTCGGTCCCGGTTTACATCGCTTCGTTGGAATCAATGAAGGAGGCAAAACTTCGGAGTCTTTAGAAGTAATGAAGAACTTTTTAAATGATCTCCCAAACACAAAAGCCGTTTATTTTAAAGCAGAGGGAAGGCTTTCTCCAGAAATGAAAGAAAGGTCTGGAGTTAAATTTGTTTATAACGCAGAAGATTGGAAAGAAGGAACATGTTTTGTATTTGAATCAAATATTTATGAAACTGTAGTTGATTTAATGAGGCAATTAGTCACAAAAAATCCAGAAAAAACTAAGTATTGTTTCTTGCTTGATTCTGTTGATGGTCTTATTGCTAAGAATGATTTAGATAAAAACTTTGATGAATCTGCAAAAGTTGCAGGTGGAGCGGTTATTGCTGCTACCTTCATGAAGAAGATGGCTATCTCTCTAGCCAAAAGAGGACACATGGCAATTTTCGTTTCTCAAGTTCGTGCAGATATCAAGCTAGACCCCTATACAAAAGCACCAATAAGACAAACATCTGCAACAGGAGGCAATGCCTTACTACACTTTGCTAATTTCATTATTGAATTTGAACCAAGATTTAGAGACGATTTAATTCTTAAAGACCCAACCAATAAAAAAGTTTCTGAAAAGAATCCACCAATTGGTCACTTTGCAAAAATAACAGTCAAGAAGTCTCCAAATGAGACAACTAACAGAACACTTTGCTACCCAATTAGATATGGGCGCAAGAATGGAACATCTATTTGGATTGAAAAAGAGATTGTAGACCTTCTTTATGCTTGGGAGTTTGTGAATAAAAAAGGAGCTTGGATCAATGGTTCTGACGAATTTATTGAAATGCTTAATGAAGCAGGTTTTGATGAAGACGTTCTTAAGTTTCCAATTCAGGGTGATGCAAAACTATTTTCAATCATCGAAGAAAACAACGAGCTTTCCAAGTTCTTGATTAAATTCTTTAAAAAAGCAATCAATGAGTTTTCATGAAATTCTTAGATTGCAACGGCAAAATAAGAAATCTTAAAAACGCAAAAAAATATCTTATTAATTGGGATACTAATAGCAGAAGTAAATTCCAAAAAAGCGTAAAAGATTTTTTAAAACCTTATTGGCAAAATGATATTGTCTTTGAGGAACTAAAGGTAGTCGGTTCAAGACTTTCCTTAGACTTCTATAACGCAAATAAAAAAATTGCGATTGAAGTTCAAGGACAACAACACACAAAGTTTGTGAAGCATTTTCATGGTAATAGATTAAAATTTTTAGATCAACTAAAAAGAGACAAGAAAAAGCTTGATTTCTGTGAAAATAATGGTATAAAGCTAGTAGAGATTTACCATAAGAACGAAATACACGCATCGTTCTTTGAAGACCAAGACATTTTTTTATAATATGAAAGAAGATAATGAAATAGAGTTTTCAATTCCAGAAAACCTAATCGAAAAACTATATGAATTTAGCGGTGATACTGATAAATACAAAGGAGTGATTTTAGCAGTATGCTCTGAAAATGGCGATCCTATTGTATATCACAGGTTTGATTGCGGTTTAACAGAACTCGGCTTAAAGAAAGCTGTTCAAGAATTTTGCTCGGATACAACAAACAATCAAAACTATGATTTATAATTACGAATTAGAAAAACAATTACTCGCTGGTTTAATAAAAAACCCAAATGATTTTTCTGAAATCTCAAGCTTTATCGAGGCTTCTGATTTTTATTCAGAACAAACAAGTCTAAACAGCAGCATCTTTACCGTTATTAAGCAAGCAATTGATGCTGGTGAAGACATTGATGAAATCATTATCGCACAAAGAGTTTCTAATATCGGGCTATCCTTTGAAGACAATCTCAATCCGTCTGATTACATTAAGTCCTTGGCAATGCGAAAGGTTCCAAACGGAAACCTTATCAAGACTGCAAAGGAATTAAAAAAGTTTTCTATCAGAAGGGGTATTGCTATGGCTTCACAAAATGTAATGAAGTCAATGAAGTCTCTGCCTATGGAAAGCTCTTTGGCCGAGATTGTAGAAAAAGCAGACTCTATTTATAATTCTCAAATCAATCTTTACGAGATTGGCAACGATTCTCCAGAAAACATTTATGAAGAAATGGAGTATATTGTTGAAGAAAGAGGCAACAACCCCATGACTGAATTTGGGATGATGGGGCCACACAATAAATTAAATAAAATTTATGGCTCATTGCTAAGGGCTGGAAATATTACTGTTATTGTTGCACGTTCTGGTGTTGGTAAAACTCAATACTGCATGGACTATTCAACAAAGGTAAGCATGAAGTATGACGTTCCTGTTCTTCACTTTGATAATGGTGAAATGAGCAAAGAGGAACTAATAATGAGACAGTGCGCTTCTCTTTCTGGTGTTCCCATGCATCTTATCGAGAGTGGTAAGTGGAGACAGGCTGGTGAAGAAGTTGTAAACAAGATTAGGTCTGTTTGGCCAAAGATAAAAAAACTTAAGTTTTACTATTACAATGTTGGCGGCATGGATGTTGATTCAATGATCAGCACACTTAAGAGGTTTTATTACTCAAAGGTTGGTAGAGGCAATAAAATGGTGTTCAGTTTTGATTACATTAAAACAACATCAGAAAACCAGCATGGCAAAAACGAGTGGCAGGTTGTTGGTGAAATGGTTGACAAGTTTAAGAAGTGTATTCAAAAAGAGATTCTTGAAGATGGTGAACCTGTTATTCCAATGATTACTTCTGTCCAATCAAATAGAAGCGGCATCACAAATAACAGAAACTCAGAAAACATTGTTGACGATGAAAGCATTGTTTCTCTTTCTGATAGGATTACTCAATTCTGCTCGCATATGTTTATCTTAAGAAATAAAACAGTAGATGAAATTGAACATGATGGAAGAATGTTTGGAACGCACAAGCTAATCAATGTAAAAGCTCGTCACTTGGGCGAAGATATTGCTGGCGCAGTTGAACCTGTTCAATTCGGAGACACCTTAAGAAAGAATTTTATAAACCTAGACTTTAGAAACTTTAATATTACTGAATGTGGAGACTTGCGAGATATCGTGAGACACCATAGCGGCGAAGCCGTAATTGACAATGATGCAAGCAATGAAGAAATCCCAAGCCTTGATTAATCCAGAAACCACTAGGTCTATCCTTGAAAAAATGGGATATGATTTATTGGATTGTGGAAATCATTGGAGAACAAAAGCTATTTATCGTGGAGGCGATAATCCAACTGCTATTCAGATTTACAAAGATACTGGAGTATGGACTGACTATATTCATGGCAACGGTAAATCAAAACCATTAAAAGCCCTAATCAACCTTACAGTTAAAAATGATCCAACTCAGTGTAAAGAACTTGAAGAAGCTTTAGAAAAAGAAGACACTGTAGAATACACACCTATAGAATTAATTGAAATGCAAAAAATTTATCCCAACGAATGGTTAGACAAACTATTCCCAAATTACAGTTTTTATAAAAACAGAAACATCTCCGAAGAGACGCAAAAGTTTTTTAAAACTGGTTTAGCATCTGGCGGTCAATTGTATCGCAGGATGGTCTTTCCAATATATAATGAACACTCTCAAATTATTGGGTTTTCTGGTAGAAGGGTTGATGAAAATCATTCCATCAAATGGAAACATATTGGAAGAAAAACAACTTGGCTTTATCCTTCCTACATTCCAGCGGAATTTACTGTTGATCAGATTATTGATAAACAGAAAGAAGTTTATCTAGTAGAAAGTATTGGAGATGCAATGGCTCTTTATGAACAAGGAATCAAAAATGTTCTTGTTATCTTTGGAACCAATGTAAGCCCTGCTATTATTTCTTACCTCTGCGGTAAAGACCTAAACAAAGTTTACATATGCACGAATAATGATTTTGATAGCTCTCAAAACAACGGCTTACTAGGAGCTTTTAAAGCTTATGTAAAGTTAAGTGGATATTTTAACCTAGATCAGCTTGAAATCAAATTGCCGCCAAAACCATACAATGATTTCGGCAAAGCGCACGAAGAAGGTTATAATTTTACTGAATGGAAATCTAGATTAATTGATACCGAAAAACAACAAGAACATATTTTTTCCTATGTAAAAAATCATATCACAATGTTCTCAAAAGAACAGGCTAACAAATTTTTAAAATTAAATGAGCAATAATAAAAAAGAATCTAAATACTTATCTGCAAGTAGAATCAAGACGCTACAAAGCTGTTCTTGGCTTTACTGGTGTAAGTATATTTTGAAAATGCCAGATAAGAAAAACGATGGTTCAAGCAGAGGAACTATCTGCCATTTGATTTTTGAAGTTCTTGGAAACAAAAGACATAAAAAGCATTTTGATAAAATCATGAAGACACAAGATGTTTTCTCTGTTGAATCAATTAAAAGATTAATAATTAAACACGCAAAAATTTTAGAAGTAGATGATTTTGAAAACATTTCATTAATCAAGCAGATGATCTTTAATGGTCTTTCTTATGACTTCTTTGGCAAAAAGCTCGGCACACCAACACAATCTTTTTCAGAGCGAGAATTTGCTATTGAGTTTGATGATGATAATTATTATTTCAAGATTAGGGGCTTTATTGATAAACTTTTCCTTTACAATAAAAAGAAGTATGCAGTAATTAGAGACTTTAAAACTAGCAAATCTGTTTTCTTACCAACTGAAATTGAGGATAACATGCAAGACCTTATGTATAGTTTTGCAGTGACCCAAATGTTTCCAGAATATCAAAACACTCAAAGTGAATTTTTATTTTTAAAGTTTGACTTGGACGATCAAAAAACTAACGAATATGTTCAAAGCGAACTTTTTAATGGAGATAAATTGGTTGCAAATTTTCAAAAGTCTCATGTAGAATCTGGCGTTGTAAGAATGCAACCAATAACCCAAGGAGAGCTTGAAGGATTTAAGCATGAGTTAACAGAGATTCAAAAACTTATTGATAATTTTTCAGAAAAAGACGCAGTTAAAAACTTTGCTGTTAAAAAAGGTTTTCCAAAAGATGGAACTTTTAGCGGGAAGCTTATGTGTGGATTTGCCAGCAAAAAAGGAGAACTTAAAAAAGATGGCAGTCCCAAATGGCACTGTGCAATGAAATTTGATTTTAATTATTTTCATATTAAAAATGCCGATGGAGATGTAATCAATTCCGTGTTTGAGGAAGAATTCAATGAATCTTTGGTTCCAGAGGGTGGCACATATGAAATGAAACATTATGCTGGTTGCCCAGCACATTGTTCTTGACATAATCTATTATAGATGCCATAATCAGGCATGATTCCATTGTTTAAATCATGCTATTCTATAGGCAAAAGCATTCTCACGCTTGAAGAATCCTCTGTGGATGAAGGTTCAGATAGCATTATAGAGCTATGTCAGCAAAACAAAATTCAAGACTTGATTTTGGTTGAAGACAGCATGACAGGATTCATGAAAGCATTTCTTTCCTGCAAAAAAGCTGATCTTAATTTAATCTTTGGTTTAAGAATTACATGCTGCAATTCAATTTCTGATGAAAATGAAAAATCAGATCATAAAGTAATAATCTTCGCAAAGGATGATGAAGGCTGTAAAATTCTAAACAGAATTTCTTCTTTTGCTGCTGTTGAAGGAAACGGAAAAATTGACTTCAAAATTTTAAACTCAATGTGGAACGACAGTGTTGAAATGGCTATCCCCTTTTACGATTCTTTCATATTTAACAACAATATGACAATGAGTAAATGCATTCCTGATTTCAGCAAAATCAAACCAACCTTCTTTATAGAAGATAATGGTTTACCTTTTGATCAAATTGTAAAAAACTCTGTAGAGTCTTTCTGTAAAGATAAATACGAAACACAATTAGTAAAATCAATTTATTACAATAAAAGAGAAGATCACGAAGCCCTCATTACATATAAGATTCTTTGCACAAGAAATTTCGGCAAGGTTTCAACCCTTGATTCTCCTAACCTAAACCACTTTGGCAGCAATGAATTCTGCCTAGAAAGCTACTTAGAATATGAACGCTGATTTACTTAGATTCGATCAAAAGCAAAAGTATCTAGTAATTGATACAGAGACAGAAGGCTTGAATTTGGTTTCAAGCAGACCTTGGCAAGTTTCTTGGCTCGTTTGCCAAGGAGATAAAATTCTTGAAGAGCATGATATTTATGTTAAGTGGAAAAACCTTAAAGTATCAAAAGGTGCTGCTAAAATTACTGGATTTACCACAGAAGAATATGAACGCAAAGCAGAAAACAATAAACAAGCTTGGGATAAAGTAGCTTCATATCTTTATGATCCACAATATAAAATTGTTGGACAAAACCTTTTAGGTTTCGATGTTTATATTTTGAATACTTGGAGACGGCTTAGAAACATGAAATCTGATTATTCTTTTGTTAACAGAATCATTGACACAAGATCGCTTGGCGTTTCAATCTCCAGAAACATTCCATTGAACAAAGATAATTTCTTATCTTGGCAATATAAAATGCTTGAAATTAAAACAAAAAGAGGCGAGAATTCAATGGGGACATTGCTGAAGAAATACAATATTCCTCACGATCCCAAAAAGCTTCACGATGCACTTTATGATATTAACATGAATTATAAAGTTTTTAGAAAACAACTATACGAAGTTGAGCTATGAATATAAAAGAATTTAAGAAATACGAAAAACCATTTCCTGTAGGTGTAAAGCTTCCAGAAATCAAAATCGAAGATAAGTATTACGATCTTGTTGATTGTCAGCGAGGCTCTAACAACTTTCAGTTTTTAAGAAAACTCTGCTTTAAAGGCGTTAAAGACTTAGGTATTGATAATGCAGATAACAAACAAGAATATTATGACCGCCTAACAATGGAGCTTAATATTCTTAATGATCTTGGTTTTGTAGATTATATTTTATTGAATTGGGATGTTCTTAATTTCTGCAAGGAAGCTGGTATTCCAACTGGCGCTGGTCGAGGCAGCGCGGCAGGTAGCTTGGTGTTATACACCATTGGTGTTACTAATATTGATCCAATTCAGTATGATCTTTTCTTTGAAAGATTTGTTTCTCAAAGCCGAGCTAGAAAGATTGAAGATGATGGCGAAATTTATTTGGATGGCTCTCTCTTGGCAGATATTGATAACGATATTAGTTATGATCGCCGTGTAGAGGTGATAGAATACATTAATAAAAAGTATAAAGGAAAAACATGTAAAATACTAACCCTCAATACTTTGAGTAGCAAACTTTGCATCAAAGAGTGTGGAAAAATTATTGAAGATTTATCAGAAACAGAAGTCAACCAAATTAGTGACACCATACCAAAACAGTTTGGTAAAGTTGCTAAACTAAAAACAGCCTATGAAGAAAATGAGCAATTTAAGAAGTATGCAAAAAAATATAAAAACGCATATAAAATTGCAAGAAAAATTGAAGGCTTGGCAAAAAACACTGGCGTTCATCCTTCTGGTATTTGTATATCAAGATTTAGTCTTGAGGATGTTATGCCACTTCAAAAGACAAATGATGGAGCGTTAGTATCTGGTTATGACATGGATGATGTAGCGAGCCTTAGTGTGAAGTTCGATATTCTTGGACTAAGAACGCTTTCTGTGGTTCATGATGTTTGTAATCAGATTGGTATTAAAGTATCAGATATTGATCCGCACCATCCATCTATTTATGCAGCATTAGCCTGTCTTGAAGCCCCACAGGGTCTTTTCCAAATTGAAGCCGACACAAATTTCAAGGTTTGCAAAGATATAGCCCCAAGAAACCTTGAGCAGCTTTCCGCTGTAGTTGCTATTGCTCGACCGGGAGCCTTGGACTTTAAGAATAATTATGCAGAATATGTAAGAACTGGCGAATCTCAATCTGTTCACTCATTCTTTGATGATATTCTTGAGTATACTGGAGGCATCCCACTTTACCAAGAACAGCTTATGAAAATGGCTGTAAAGGTTGGATTTACTCTAGATGAATCAGAGCAACTTAGAAGAATTGTTGGTAAGAAAAAAGTAGATCAAATGCCAGCTTGGAAGTCTAAGATCAAAGACAAGATAGAAGAGAATAATTTAGACCCTGCTATTGGAGAAGTCTTATGGAAGGTTGCAGAAGATTCTGCGAACTATTCCTTTAACAAATCTCACTCTATTAGCTATGCTTATCTTGCGGCTGTTACTATTTATTTGAAATTTAATTATACTCAGGAATTTTTCTTAAGCTTGCTTAAATTTGCTCGCTTTGAACCAGACTCTCATGAAGAAATTGCAAGAATTTCTCAAGAGCTTTCGATGTTCGATATTAAGCTTCTTCCACCAGACCTAAATCTTTCAAATCTTGACTTTAAAAAAGATGGCAAAGATATACGTTATGGACTAAACTCAATTAAAGGGGTTTCAGACAAAGTGATAGAATCTTTGATTGAATTCAGAGAATCTTCTTTTGAAAACAAATACGAAGTATTCCTCTCCGCAAAACAAAGCGGAATTAATATTGGCACACTATCAGCATTTATTCAAGCTGGTATGCTTGATTCATTCATTGATAATGATCGCTGTAGACTTGTTCTTGAGGCTCAAACATTTAACATTCTTACTGAAAGAGAAAAAAGAAATATTATAGAGCTAGGCAAATTGTTTAATTACGATGTTCTTAACACAATACATGATTGTCGCAAAAATCAAACGATTGCAGACGATGGTAAAATTCTGTTTAAAGAAAGTAGATTTCAAACCTTTAAATCAAAATACGAGGTTTACAAGAAAATCTACGAGCAGAATAAGCAGCATATAAAGTTTGCAAACTGGTTTTTTGAAAACAAGCTTCTTGGTTATAGTTACTCCTACAAGCTTAGGGATATATTTAAATCAAATGACAGAGAAAGCTTTGTTTCTTCACAAGAAATCAAGAATCAAGTAAATCGCTCAAACATTAGGTTTGTTGGTGTGCTTTCAGATATTATGAGAAGAGTTAGCTCTAGTGGTAACAAATATGCTAGATTAACACTAAATGATGAAATTGGTCATGTTGAGGGTCTTTTTATGGACAATTCTAGAGAAGAAAAGTTGACAAATTACATAAACTCTGGTAAAAAGCTACCAGAGAAAGACGATATCGTTGTTGTTTGTGGTTCGAAAAACGATGATATTGTTTTTGTAGATAATATCTTTGTCTTGAAAGACAAAATTTATATGAAACTGTCAGATATAAAATGAGTGTAAATAAATCAGTGACTTTAAAAGAATACAACCTTACTCCCAGAGCTAAAAAAGCTATTAAAGATGCTCAGAAATTTGCTCAAGACATGGGCAATAAAACTGTAAACAACTTACATATTTTTTATGGTTGTATCTTCAACGCAAACGGCGATCTTAATAAACTTTTAAATAGAATTTATTTAACCGCAGACCATATTGACATGGAAAGTCTATTGGATGTTGCTTACGAAGAGTTTCCAGAAAAGTTTACATTAACAGAATCCTCTGATCCTTGGCATCCAGAATTGACTAAAGCCCTCAAAAAAGCAAGCGACATTTCTAATGACTTTGATCATTGCTATATCGCAATTGAACATTTATTGCTTGGTATACTTGAGACTTCACCTTATATTTTAGAATACCTTTCTGAAATGGGTTATGATATTAAAAAGAATCTGTCCCAATTAATTAATTTAGTTTCTGGAGAAAAGGTCTTAGAGGAACACTCAATTAGCGATGATTATGAAAATTTTAATTTACATGATTTAGAGAACATAGAAGAATTGACAAAAAAAGAAGAGTCAATCCATGAATTGCAGAAATTTGGATCAAATTTAAACTATTTGGCAGCACAAGGTAAAATTCAACCTGTGTATGAAAGAGAAAATGAAATTTCAAGCCTGATTGAAGTCTTATCCAAGAAAAACAAAAGCAATGCAATCCTAATCGGAGAGGCAGGTGTTGGCAAAACCGCTATTGTTGAGGGTCTTGCTATGAAAATTTACAATGCAGAGGTTCCAGCAAATATATTGAATTTTGAAATTTACAATATTGATTTAACCGCAATGGTTTCTGGAACCAAATACAGAGGCGAATTTGAGCAGAAATTCGAAAAATTAATGAAAATTGTCAAAAACAATCCACACATTGTTCTGTTCTTTGACGAAATTCACAACATATTTAAGGCTGGCGGCGCGGATAACTCTATGGATGCGTCCAACATCCTCAAACCATACTTGGCGCGTGGAGAGATAAAATGCATAGGCGCAACCACCACAGAAGAATATCAAAGCATTTTTGAGAAAGATGCTGCAATGAAGCGAAGATTTGAATCAATTGATATTAAAGAGCCAAATAAATCTCAAACTCTTAAAATTGTTGAAAATAGTATAAATTCTTACGAGGAATTCCATAATGTTAAATTCAGTAAACCAATACTCAAGTATGCTATTGATTGTTGTGAAAGATTCTTGGCTCACAAGAGATTCCCAGACAAAGCCTTTGATGTGATTGATCAAATTGGATCAAAAGTAAAGATAAAGAACCTAAAACCATTAGATGGTTTAAAAAATAAACACAAAAATATTATTAACACTCTACAAAAAGATAATGTAAATATTAAAAAAGTAGAGAAATTAATAAAAGATTATGTTCAAGACTTAGCAAGTTTACAGTCTGAGGAAAAACAAAATCCAACAAACATTAAAATGTCTGATGTAAATTTGGTTATCTCAGAACACAGTAAGATATCTTTGTCTGAAATTGAATCAAGTTCAAAAAACTTTGATAAATTTTATAACAACATCAAAAAAGAAGTTTTTGGTCAAGATGAAAACCTTTCTAAAATTAACGATATCTTATGTTGTTCTAAAATAGGTTTAAACGAAGAAAACAAGCCATTGGCTAGTTTCTTCTTTGTTGGCCCAACCAGTGTCGGCAAAACCTACACAGCCAAAAAGATGGCAAAGTATTTCTACGGCAATGAAAAAGCTTTTATTCAAGTAAATATGTCAGAGCTACAGGATTCAACTGGAGTTTCTAAGTTAATTGGCGCAAATGCTGGATATGTTGGTTACGAAAAAGGCGGTTTTCTTACTAATTTTGTCAGGAATAATCCCAACTGTGTCGTATTGTTCGATGAAGTAGAAAAAAGTAGCCCTAAAATCTTAAACCTACTGCTCCACCTTCTTGATGAAGGATACATGATGGACAACTTAAACAGAAAAGTAGATTTTTCAAAAGCTTTAATTGTATTGACAAGCAACATTGGACATGCTGAAAGCAAAAAGAAATCAATGGGTTTCTTGTCAGAGGAAACTCCTAGAAATGATTCCTACAGAAAATCGGTTAAATCTCAACTTAAGCCAGAGCTTATTGCTAGAATTAATGAAATCATTGTGTTTAATGATCTTGATGATAACGGATTGACTAAAATCATCGAATCAGAAGTGTGCAAGTTTAAGGATAGATTATTGGGTCAGGGTATACAATTAAAAATAAATAAAACTCTTTACAAGGATTTGCTTGAGGTTTTAAAATCCGAAAATATCCATGCTAGAGAAATAAAAGATACGCTAAAACAAAAATTAATCATTCCAACAGCCAAATTTGTTGTTTCAAACCCCAAAAAATCAAGTATCTCAATAAAAATGCTTGACAAAACAATCAATATTCAGTAAAGTATATTCATTATGACAAACAACAATAAAATTATTAACACTATTCGTAATAGCCGTGGTCGATTCTTTGGTCTTTATACCAAGCAAGGAGAAGCCCTTAACGCGCAATACGTTGATGAAAGCCCTTCATACATTACTGTGTATGATCGCAACCAAGGTGATTATCGCAAGCTCTCCAAGAAGAGTGTTAGCGGTTTGAATTTCCAAGGAACCTTGATTGGCAAGGCTTATTGCTAATCAAAGATTTTGTATTGGAAACTCGTTGCGGCTGATCTATAATAGGTATGGATCAGTCGCAACTTTTTTCTAAAAGAGCTTAC